GTATGGGTAAGCCGTATTTTCTTCTTAGCTTGCCCTGCGCCGACCCTTTGATAGAAAAACTTTATATATAATAGATTCTTAACTATAAAACACAGTATTAATAGTAAAAGATGTAGGTAATGGGTAAAATAAAATATAAATCAAATGCTCAAAGATCAGAACAAAAGAAAAAACAAAAAGCATTATTGAATCCAATTCCTGATGATAATTTAGACGAAAACGGCAATCCAAAAAAGTCAAAAGAAGAAATACTACAAGATATTGAAGAAAAAATTACTAAAGAATATACAAATGAATTATACGAAAAGTATAATGGTGATGCTGAAAAAGCAAAGGCAAATGTTGACACTTTGGAATTAAAAAAGCGGATGTTTACAGCATTATTTTCACAATTAGGATTTAATATTGCTCAAACCTGCAAAAGAATTGGTGTCAGCAGAATGAATTATTACAAGTGGATGGATGAAGATCCTAATTTCAAAGAGCGGTTTGTTGCTGAACAGGAAAAAATCATTGATTTTGCTGAAACAAAGTTATATGAGCATATTCAAAAAGGCGATACAACGGCTTTGATCTTTTTCCTTAAAACAAAGGCAAAAAAGCGTGGATATGTTGAACGGCAGGAATTCAAACACGAAGGCAGTTTTCAATTTTCACGATTACGGGAAATGAAAGATGAGGATTTGGATAAGATAATTGAACAGGACAAGCAAAAGAAATTGGAGGGAGAAATTAAAAATGACGGATCAGGAGGATCAGAACAAAAAAATGGCTGACAAATGGGAGTTATATGACATTGATGCTCAAAAGGCAAAAACACGACCTGTTAAGGTGTGCAACCTGAGAGTAAATAAATGCTATATAATTTTCACGTCTGTTGGAATGTGCAAGGAATTTCCAAACAACGGGCATCTGAAAAGGAAAATGGTACAATTGAAATTTGCAACACCGATATTAGTCAAAGAAATCAAATTCAAAAATTTTGTACCGTGGTATAAATTGATTGCACTTGATATCAAAAACAAAAAGAAAATAGGCTGGTTAGGGACACCTACCATTTCTAATTGCAGGATCGCTGAAGTTGAAAAGGAAGAAAAAGCACCTGATGATAATGCCTCAGACACAGGAAACACAGGGGGAAGTTCGTAAAGCTAAGTTAGAAAGAGCTTTACGGGCATCATATAGGAATTTTAACTCCTTTTTTAGGGCGTATCATCCCGGATCGTCTTATATTTACGGTGATCATACCGTATCAATTTTAAATGCCGTAAATCAAGCCATATATAAACTTGAAAACGGTGAAAATTCATACACGATTATTAATATCCCTCAACGGCACGGAAAATCAGATATCATATCAAGACGTTTGCCTGTTTGGACATTATTAAGAAATCCTACACTTGAAATAATATTAGCATCCTACAATCAAGAGATTGCGGAAGATATGTCAATTGATGCACGTGCTTGTTATCGTGAAATATGCAATGATTATGGGCGTAGCATATCAAACGAAAAAGATCAAATAAAGTCTTGGAAAACTGATCAGGGCGGTGGTTTGTTTGCGGTCGGTTTTGGCGGTACAGCAACAGGCAGGGGAGCGAATCTTTTAATCATTGATGATTTCTTCAAATCACGGCTTGAAGCCGAATCAGAGACGATAAGGAAACGTGTGTGGGAGTCAATACAATCAGATTTTATGACACGGCTCGCACCTGTTCACGCCGTTATCATATTAGCAAACAGATGGCACGTTGATGATCCTGTAGGTAGGATAATTAAGAAAAACAATTTGGCTGATTCATCATATGATCCTGAATTTCCTAAATTCAATATAATCAAATTCCCGGCACAAAATGAACAAGGAAAATGGCTATTTACAGAACGTTTTTCCGAACAATGGTACAAATCAGAACGGGCATTGATGGGAAATTATGCGTGGTCTGCTCAAGGATTACAGAATCCGCAACCTCGCAGGGGCAATATGTTACGTGCAGATATGGTGCAAATTTTAAAGGATATGCCTGATAATATCAGGTGGGTACGTGGGTGGGATTTGGCATCAAGTGAAAAAGAAAGAATGAAAGATGATCCTGATTATACGGTCGGCACTAAATTAGGATTGCGGTTCGGGAATAATGGCGCACCGCCTGAAATATTTATTGACAATGTGATCCGTGGACAATGGACAGCTTTGAAACGTGATGAAATAATCAAAAACACGGCATTGAAAGACGGTTCAGGTGTTCACGTTTATATTGAGGCTGTTGCAGGTTACAAAGACACTTATACCCGAATGAAAGGCATTTTATCAGGTCATTCAGTCGTAAGACAAGTAACACCGCATCAGGATAAAGTAATCAGGGCATCAGCATTTGAGCCGATATTTGAAATCGGGAATGTATATATTCGGGAAGCACCTTGGAATCACGCTTGGCTTGAGGAAATAAAAGCATTTCCGTCTGTATCGCACGACGATCAAGTTGACAGTGTTGTAATTGCCGGATTGAGTTTATTAAATCAACGTGGCAGATTAAAAATAAGTAAATAAAACGAAAGGCGTATAATGGGAATAATCAATGATGCTTTTGGAAATTTGCCTGTATTACGGACAAAATCCCCTGCACCGAAAGTCCGATATAAAGAATTGGAAAAGTTATTTTTCAAAGCAAAAGCACAGGGTTCAGAAGATTTAATCCCGTACGGCAGTTGGGAAGTATTGTTAGGCACATTGGCTGAAAAGAATGACGGGTTAATATGGGAAGATTTTCTGACAAGTGATTATGAACAAATATACGGCAGGCACGCTGTAGTTTTTGGATGTGTTCGGAAGGTATTTTCAGCCGCACAAGAAGCCGAATTGCAATTGATCAAGCCTAAAAAAGACGGTTGGGAAGTAATTGATGATCACTATTTGTTAGATGTTATGTATCGTCCTAATCCGAAAATGTCATATTCAGATTTAATTGCTCATATCATATCTCATTTATTGCTAACAGGTTACAGTTACGTTTGGGAATTCCGCAACAGGGGCGGTATGATCAATGAATTATGGCCTGTTCCTACAAGTTGGGTTACACGTGTTAAAGATAATAACGGTGTAATAATCGGATATAAAGTAAAACAGGGCAATATGGAAGTGCCTGTACCGCCTCAGGATATAACGTTGATGTATCTGCCTGATCCGAGTAATCCGTTATTGGGTTTAGGGCCTATGCAGGCATCAATAAGAGATTATCAAACAGATTGTGAACGTGAAAATTATATGGCTGAAATGTTGACGAATATGAAAATCCCGGGTGCGATTATCAAACAACCTGAAATGTTTACACCTGAACAAAAGAAAGAAATCAGGGCCTTATTGGCAGATAAAATCGGCAGAGGCAAAAGGGGTGATGCATTATTCCTTGAAGGTGAAAAATCAAGTATTGAAATGATTGCACCGTTGAAAGATTTAGATTGGCCGGGATTAACTAATTTAAGTGAAACAAGAATCTGTTCAGCGTTTGGTGTACCGCCTATTTTGGTCGGTGTACGTGCAGGATTAGAATCAGCAACATATTCAAATTATGAACAGGCTGATAAATCATTTTATCGTGAAACAATGATCCCATTATGGAGATCATTAGCCGAAGCATTTACAAGAGGATTTATTTATAATGAGGGCGGTTTTGATACTGATATCGAATTTCATTATAATATTGAGGCAATAAAACAATTACAAGAAGATACAAAGGAAACGACTGACCGTGCATTGTCATTATTCAGAGGGTCGGTGATAACACGGAATGAGGCACGGAATATAATCGGGCTTGATCCTTTGAAATCAGAAATCGGTGATGTTATATTACAACCTGTCAATTTACAGGAGATAAATTTAAATGATGCGTTCAGACAAGACAATTTGCTCGGCATTGGTGAGGAAGAAGAACCTGACCTTGAACACAAACAAGAATGGGAAGAAGGTCAAGAAAGCAATACCGAAGAAGAAGAAATAGTTCCAGATGAAGAAGGTGCAACTACGGCTGATGAAGAAGTCCCGGAGGAAGTAAGTGGCTGATAATACTCCTATCACAGACGATAATCCTGTTGTAAAGGCTCGGCTTGCACGGTCTGATGCTTGGTTACCTAAATACAGGCGTGAATTGTTTAAAACATTGCAACGGCAATATAAAGAAGCAAGCAAAAATGTTTTAACAGGATCAGCAAATATTGTTTCAGCATCAATGATGATCAGATGGAAACAAGAATTAATTGATGCAAAAACACCTTATATTTATGAGATGATTACTGAATCATACAAATCAACATTAATAGAATTAGAAGGTGAATCAAAAAAGATAGCTGAAGGAAAAGTTGATATTGTCAATCAGCAAATAAATGAAACGAATTTTATATTACGTGGTCGTAAAGTCGATATTGATCAATGGGTTGAGGAAACAAGTGAATTAGAAACTGAAACAACACGAAATAAAATAAGTAAAATTTATGAAAATGCAAGGGTGGAAGGATTTACAACAAATCAAATAGCACGGCAAATTGTAGTGCAGGGAATATCGCAAAATAAATCACGGTCAGTAATGTTAGCCCGTACAGGAACAATTTGGGCGCACAATGAAGGCGCACAATTGCAATATATAGATTACGGTGTGCAGGTTAAAGAGTGGTATGTTGCAGTAGATGATCGTGTTTGTGAGTTCTGTTTGCAAATGGATGGACAACGGGTAAGGACTGAGGATCCCTTTATACCTGTTGGTGCTGAATTAAAAGGGATTGAAGGCGGTATTATGTCAATTCCTTTTGCTGTTTATCATCCGCCCGTACATCCAATGTGCAGATGTGTTTTATTGCCTGTAATGTGGGTCGGCGGTCAAGCAACATTAGTTTCAGGACAAATAAGAAGGTCTGCAAAAAGAAGTTGGTTACAAAAGAAACAAGCCGCACGGGATAAGAAAAAAGCAAATGTAAGTAAAAAACGTACTGATAAAAAGAAAAAGGCTGTGAAGAAAAAAGAAGCCGTTGAAATAGAAAAACTTGAAAGGCAGGTGCAGGCGAAACCTCCAAAAGTATCAAAAAAACCTATAATTGAAAAACCTGAGGCTGTTAAGCCTGCACCGAAGCCTCCTGTTGATAAACAAAAAGAATGGGAAAAGAATTTGCCTAAAAAAGACCTTGAAGCAATCCGTGAATGGGAAGATGGACAGACAGCATATAATGTCAGAAATTTAATGCTCAGAGGTAAAGAAGCATTGTGGGAATATGAACCGGAAGAAATAAATGAAATATTGAAATTGGCAAAAAGATTACAAAAAATATCTGATGATGCACCGAATTATAAAGGTACAATTTATCGTGGTGCAAAATTGGATCAATCAGATTTAGATAAAATAAAAGTAGGAATGGATTGGGAAGAAAAAGTTATTGCATCAGCATCAAAAGAAAAAGATGTTGCATCATATTTTGCTAATTTTCATTCTGACCCTTTAACAGGATCATTTGAAGCATATGAAGGCCCGAAAGCAATATTGACAATAAAATCTAAAACAGGTGTTGATATAAGCAATTTGGCAAAAATAAATAAAGAAGCTGAAGTTTGGATACGCAGTAAATCAAAATACAAAGTTACCGGAGTAAAACATAATGTTAAAGGAACGGTCAAAGGAAAAGATTTCCGCTATACGGAGATTATTCTCCAAGAGAAATAAAACAAAAGCTGAAATTGCGTGGCTTAAAACTGTACGATTTGGTGATGATTCACTTGATTCGGTAAAATTGACAAAGAAAAAGTAAAATACATTTTGAAAAGGAAAAGATAAATGTGTGAATTATTAGTAGTCAATCATAATAACGGAATAGATACAGATGACAAAATGCCGTGGTTAAGGGGAATGGCTGTGAAATGTGAAGATGATGGTTATGCTTGGAGAACTAAAGAAAGAGATTCAAACCTGTTTTTAATATTCCGTTTCCCGAAAATAGAAAAAGAGTTTTTCA